ACTCAAAGAAATAGATCGAGCCGGTACATTTAAATCTGATGATGAGGTTGGACAATTTTTTGATTCCATCCAGAAAATTCAAGATATCTTAAACGATTTCAAGTTAAAAGAAATAAAATGATTACCGTGGCTAGAAAAAGAAGACCTAAGAGTAAAAACTACTTTACTAAAGATACCGAACAAGCTATTGTTAGATATAATAATGAACCAGATTCAGAAATTAGAAGTCAAATATACAGAGATGAGATACATTATGCTTTTTTTAAATTAACAGAAAACATAATTCACACCTTTAAATTCTATTACACAGAAGTAGACCAAATAGAACATCTACAACATGAAGTAATAACTTTTTTACTTTCTAAACTACATTTATTCAATCCAGATAATGGGGCAAAAGCGTACTCATATTTTGGTACCATAACTAAAAATTGGTTAATAGTATATAATACAAAAAATTACAAAAAACGAGTCCAAAAAGCACCTGTAGATGAATTATATAAGGATGACAATTATTCTTATAATATGGGTGAAGAAAAAGAAAAAGAAAAATTAGGTATTTTTATAGACACATATGTAAAGTATGTTGAAGATAGATTTGATAAATTTTTTCCTAAGGGTAATGATGCTAAAGTAGCAGACGCTATATTAGAATTATTCCGTAAAAGAGAAAATCTAGAAATATTTAATAAAAAAGCATTATACATTTATATTAGAGAAATAATGGCTACACATGGTTTAGAAGTTAAAACCCCTAAAATAACTAAGATAGCTACTAAATTATATGGTCTATTTAAAGATAATTATATTTTTTACTTAGAAACTGGATATATAGATTTCAAAAGGCTCTAATTAATCATATTTATACATGAATAAAACGTATAATTATGAGTCACTTAGATAAAAATATATTCGGTAAAAAATCATATTCAGATTTACTTAAAGAAATTTACGATAACCAAAAAAAGAAAGAAACACAAATTAGTGCATTAATCAATGAATTAAAACCATTAATCAGTGATATAGGTGATGCTACAATGATTGTACCACTTATCAAAGAGTACATGGAATTAGGCATCAAAAATGATGAAGCACTTATAAAAGTTGCTACAATTTTTCAACGTATATTTGCAAACGAAGGTAATGAAGATAATGGATTTGGTATTTCGGAAGCAGAAAAAGAACAACTACTAAATGAAATACAAAATTTGCAATTGCCTCCTAAAAAAGAAGAATAAATGGCTATTAACCAAAAAGGACTTTTTGCTAATCAAAAACAAAGTAAACCCCTAATTAATCCTTTTAATTTAAAGGATGCAATTAAAATAGGTAGGGTTAAAGATATAATTTTAACTAAAGACTACCCTAATATTGAAGATTATGGAGGGGACACAGCTATAGGAACAATATTCTTTGAAGAACAAAATTTAATTTCCTCAAAATCTCTCCCAGCAAAACCACTTTTCCCTCAATTTTCTTCTTATCCTTTAGTTAATGAGTTAGTTTTACTATTTCAATTACCTAACCAAAATATAGGCATAAATCGTTCTGAAAAATCATATTATTATATGAATATGATAAGTTTATGGAATCATCCTCACCATAATGCTTACCCAAACCCTAAATCTTTAAATCAAAATAAGGAATCTTATAATGAATCTTATTCTAATTCTGAAAAAGGAATACAAAGAAAAGCTTCATCTGAACTAGAAATATTAAATTTAAATAGCCCTATAAATATTTTCCAAAACACTTTTATAGAAAGGTCAAACATCCACCCACTTTTACCTTTTGCAGGAGATATTATTCACCAAGGAAGATGGGGTAATAGTATTAGATTAGGAAGTACAGCAAAATCCACTAGAGGAAGCATTGTAAGAAATGCCCCAAGTGTATATAATAATGATTGGTCTGATGTAGGGAAAAACGGAGATCCTATTACAATATTAAGAAATGGTCAACCTCGAAATGCTAGTGAAAAAGGATGGGAACATATAACAGAAAGGATCCAAGATGATTTATCTTCTATATATTTAACTTCATATCAATCTATAAAACTAACCCCAGCTAGCGAAAATTATAGATCATATATTAATGCTCCTACATCAATAAAAGATTATACAAATCCTCAAATACTTCTTAATTCAAGTAGAGTAGTAATTAATGCTAATATGGATTCTACTTTAATAGGAGCTAAGGATTCAATTAATTTAAATTCAAATAATTCTGTTAATATTAATACTCAAAATTTAAGAATAGATGCAGGAAGTATTAAGTTAGGTAGTAAAGACGCTGAACAAGATATAGTTTTAGGAAATAAACTATATTCTTTATTAGATAATTTACTAATAGCATTACTAAAAATGACTAAAGTAATGAAAACATCCCAAATTTGGCCTAATGGTGTTCCCCAAGCTGATTTAGAATCAAATACTGAATATGCAAGTGTACATAAAACTTTAGATTTGATACAAAAAGATTTAGAGTCTATTTTATCTAAAAATGTTAAAACTATATAATGTCTAACTCTATTACAGATATAGAAATAAGAGAACTTCTTACTCCTAGTGATGTTTTAGATGCTCAAGATGCAGGAATTATTCCTGATGGTAGTTATACTTTAAGAAATGAAGAAGTTATCTTACAAAATAGAGAAATATATGAATGGTTAAAATCAAAAGATGATCCTAGATTTATAGATACAATATTTTCAAATGATATAAATCAAGAAATATTATCCAAAACAGTACCTAATAACGGAGAGGAAGAACTACCAGTTTATTTAATAAAATCATCAATCCCATCAGGGCCAAGAGGTGACATTTCTTTTGAATTTAAGAATGGTAAAGAAGGAGAAATTAAATCTTTATTATGTAAAGGCAATTTATATCCTGAAACTTACGATAATTCTATTTTTACTATTAAAGAAGAAATATTAACATCTGAAAATTATGAATATTTACCTTTAGCTGAGAAAGTAGTTGATAATATTAATCTCCAAATTGAAAATAATAACATAACCCCAGATTTTGGTAAAATATCTATAGTTAAAACTTCAAATGAACCTCCTCAAAATTTTTATTTTTATACTTTAAAAGGAAAAGTAACAGATGGAACTAATCCCCTATCAAATGTTGCTATTGAGGATGATAATAAAAATATAGGTTTAGATGGTAGTATTACCTATTCTAATCCTAATGGAGAATTTACTTTAAAAGGAGAATATTTAAAATCAAAAAAATTTAATATTAATTTATCTTTAAAAGATTTTATTTCTAAAACAAAATCTCCATTTACAAAAACAAGTTCAAATATTTTAACCTTACCTCCTGATTTAGGTGTTATTGTTTTATCAAAAGCAAGCTTTGATCAATCTATAGTAATAAGTAATTCTCATTTGCAGGATAGTCAAACAAATAGTATAGTAAATGCAAAAAAATTACAAGATCCTGGAGGGTTTGCAACTGGTGAAATTTTAAATAAAATAATAAGTAATGCTAAAACTATTTTATTACCTTATGCTCTAACACAAATAGCTAAATTTGGAATAACAAATGCTCCCGAAGCTTTAGGTAAATCTTTAGATAGTTTAAACATTTCTTGTCCTTCTAATTTAGATACCTTAAATAAAATTATAAAACAAAAAAATTCTTTAACAAAACAGTTAAATAACATTTTTGAAAATTTAAAAGATATAAAAGTTGCAGTTGAAGTTGCTGATCAAGTTATTACTGTAGCATCTATAGTAGCAAGTACCTTAAGTACGTTAATTTTAGCATTCCCTACTATCCCTTTTGCACCAGACCCATTAAAACCCATAACATCTAAAATCCCTCAAGCTACTGGGAAATTAAAAAGTGTAATAGAAATTATTGCTGATACATTAGCTAAAATGAAAATAATTTCATCTTCAATACTTTTAATTTTAACTATACTAATCCAAATAATCCAGGAAATTTTAAATTATCTATCTCTACTAGATCAATTAATCGAAAAATGTGCTATTGATGGGGCATTACCTCAAGAAAATATTTCATCAGATTTATTAGCAGCTACTGAAGAACAATCTCAACAATTATCTCCTGTCGTAACTGATGTAAATGGGTTTGCAATGGCTGTTGTAGATGTAGAAGGTGCAACAAATCAAGGATTAAAACGTAGAAAAGCTGTAGCTAGAAACCAAGCAGGAGTAATTATGTTACAAGGGGAACCTTCATTTTCATCTAACGACCAGATATTAATAGATGAATTAGTATATTATATACAAACAAATGATTTAAAAGCAGATTAATTTAATATTTATAACAAACACAAAAATGAAAACCGAAGCACTTAAAAAAATAATCAAAGAAGCCGTTAGAGAGGCCATACAAGAGGAGCTAAAGGAAGTTTTACTAGAAGCAATTAAAGCACCTAAAGCTGTAGTTACACAACCAGTACAAGAAAGTATTACATCACCAACTACACTCACTGTTACACAAACACCTAAAAAATCTTTAAAAGAACAAAGACAATCTTATTTAGATATTATAGGTGAAACAGGAATAAATATGAATAGTACACATGCTCCTGGATTTGGAAATAAACCATTTAACCCTCAAGGGGCTGGAGATACTACCTCGGCAAATGGAAGTTTACCTACTGGAGAAGTTAATATGGATCAAATAATGGGATTAATGACTAAATAATGGCATTTGGACAACAACAAATATTTCCAATAGACTTTAATAAAAGTGCTGCTGTAGGTGTAGATTTACCTTTTTCTGCCCCTGGGGTATTTAAATCAAATTATACAACAGCAGCGGCTACTAAAAACAACTTAATTAATTATTTTTTAACAAACCCTGGTGAACGTCCTTTAAATCCTAGTTTTGGAGGAGGTTTAAGAGCTTTTATTTTCCAACAAATTACAGATAATAATTTAGATTTCCTTAAAGAAGAAATCTCAGAAAAACTAAAAATCTTTTTTAATAATATTAAAATAGAAAATTTAAACATTACAGACAATAAGGATATAAATACAATAACTGTAACTTTATCCTATAGTATTAAAAACACAAATATTAGTGATAGTATAGAAATAGACTTTGCATAATGGCTACAATAAAAAGAGATATAAATTATATAAATAAGGATTTTCCAGATATTAGGGCTAAATTAATAGAATTTTCCCAAACTTATTTTCCTAATACTTACAATGATTTTTCACCTACATCACCTGGAATGATGTTTATGGAACAAGCAGCCTATGTAAGTGATATAATGTCTTTTTATTTAGATAATCAACTACAAGAAACATTTACCCAATTTGCTAGACAAACAAATAATTTATATGAACTAGCTTATATGTTTGGTTATAAGCCTAAAGTAACAACAGCAGCTCAAGTAGAAGTTGAATTATTCCAACAAGTTCCTTCAAAAAAAGTAGGTGGAAGTTTTATTCCTGATTATGATTATACTTTAACTATAGGGGAAAATACTACACTACAATCAACATCAAATCCTGATTCTACATTTTTAATACAGGATAAATGTGATTTTAGTTTTTCAAGTTCATATGACCCAACAGAAATTTCTGTTTACCAAGTTATAGGAACTGAACCTCAATTTTACCTTTTAAAAAAGACAAGAAAAGCTATATCTGCTAATATTAATACCAAAAGTGTTTCATTTAACTCTCCAAAACAATTTCAAACTATTAATATAGAAGCATCTAATATAATCAAAATATTAGACATTACGGATTCAGATGGTAATATATGGAATGAAGTAGATTATTTAGGTCAAGAAATGATATTTGATAGTATAAAAAATACTAATCCAAATGATCCTAATAATGTAGCTGATGTAGGTGAAGTACCTTATTTACTACAACTTAAAAAATGTCAAAGACGTTTTGCTACAAGATTCACCTCAGAAAACAATTTACAAATACAATTTGGAGCGGGTAATCCAAATGATACGGATGAATTAATAACACCTAACCCAAACAATGTAGGTATAGGTTTACCATTTGAACAAGATAAACTTACAACAGCATATTCACCTACAAACTTTTTATTTACAAAAACTTATGGTATATCTCCATCAAATACAACTTTAACAATACGATATTTAACAGGTGGAGGGGTTGAATCCAATGTTCCTAGTAGTGATTTAACTGGAATAGAAGGTAGTAATACTTTTTTTAATACTATTAATTTAAATGCTACTACAGCTAATTATATTTTTAACTCTTTAGCATCCAATAATCCTTTAGCTGCTGATGGTGGAGCATCTGGAGATACAAATAATGAAATTAGACAAAATACTTTAATGCAAATTGCTACCCAACAAAGAACAGTTACTTTAGATGACTATAAAGTAAGAGCAATGAGCATGCCTTCTGATTTTGGAACCGTATCTAAAATATATATAGAAAAACCTACATTAGATAATCAAACATCCACAGTTGAAACTTTATGTATGTATGTTTTAGCTCAAAATTCATTAGGCCAACTAGACTCTCCAACATTAACTTTAAAGAAAAATTTAAGAACCTATTTATCACAGTATAAAATGATAGGTGATAGTATTGAAATAAAAGATGCTTATATCATTAATTTAGGTATAGATTTTGAAATAGTAGTATTACCTAATTTTATAAATAGTCAAGTAATATTATCCTGCATTGAATCCTTACAAACTTATTTTGATGTAGATAATTGGCAAATAAATCAACCTATTTTAATAAATGACTTATATGTTAGGTTAGATAATATAGAAGGGGTTCAAACTGTAAAAAATATAAAATTTTCAAACAAATCGGGAATTCCATCTGGATATTCTGAATATGCTTATGATATAGAAGGAGCTACTTTAAATGGTGTAATTTATCCAAGTTTAGATCCTAGTATATTTGAAGTAAGATATTTAAATAATGATATTAAAGGTAGAGTAGTACCACTATAACAATAAAAATATGGAAAATTTAGAAAATTCTTTTTCAAAAACTTCTTTAGATTTAGAATCTAAATCACCTTTAGGAGGTCCTAATAGAACAAATGCAGATAATATTGTTCAAGGAACATATACTAATAATAGATCAGGTAATCTATATGGTAAATCAGTTGGAGGTCCATTAAAAGACAATAAAGGAAAAATTATTAATAATATGTTAAGTAAATATACACCTAAATCAACATATTTAGATTCTTTCAAAGGAACAAATTTTGCAGAACGTTTAAAACCTTTAAACCAAAATAACCCTAACCCAATTACTCCTTTTCCTTCAAACGTAGGAGGAATCATACAACAAATTCCTACAGATTTAGGTAGTGGAAACCAAACATAATTAAAATGGCATTTTATAAAATATTCCCACATAAAGACGCTACATTATATTCATTTTATCCTAATATGAATACTGGGATAGATCCTGTTAATCAAATATCAAATTTAAACATAGCAGTAGATTCTAACCCACAAGTAGCTAGAATATTAACAGAATTTATTCAAGATGAAATTGAAGATGTCATTAATAATAAAATTAAAGGAGCAGAATGGGATGTTAATTTTAGACAATATATTGCAACAGCTCAAGGTATAGTTGAATCTATAGAAACATTTATACACCCAGTAGCTCAATATTGGTGGAATGGAACTGGAACTTATTTAGATGTACCTCAAACTACTGATGGTTGTAATTGGCTTTCCCCGGCATTTATGGGTTCTAATATCCCATGGTCACAAAGTGGTACTGATAGTACTAACCATTATGTTACAAGTTCTTACAATCCAAGTTTTGTAGGTGCTGGTGGTGGGGCTTGGTTTGTTAGTGGTTCAGATGGAGTAGAGTATGTAGTAACTCAATCATTTGATACACGTAGTGAAAAAGATTTAAATGTTAGTGTTAAAAATATTGTAGAGTTATGGTATAGTAGTTCCTTAGGAGTACCCGCTTCTGCCTCATTACCCAATTATGGTTTTATAACTAAATGGGAAAATTTAGCTGAATTTAATCAAAATGCTCAAATACAACCTGTAATGCAATTTTATAGTGTTGATACTAATACTATATACCCACCACAATTAGAATTTAAGTGGAGAGATTATCAAACAGTATTAACTGGATCTGCCACAGCTAGTATAGTAGATACTACTAATTTAATATCTTCATTAGCTGAAAATCCAGGTTATTTTACACCTCAGGGAATTAATAGATTTAGATTTAATGTTGCACCAAAATATCCTAAAAGAATATTCTCTACAGCATCTTTATTTACAGGAACAAATTATTTACCAACAGCTTCATATTATGCTATAAAAGATTTGGAGACCAACGAATATGTTGTAGATTACGACACTAGTTATACACAATTAAGTTCAGATAGTAAAGGAAATTATTTTGATGTTTATATGAATGGATTAGAACCAGAAAGATATTATGCAATATGTGTTAAAACTACAATTAAAGGTTCTACTTTAGTATTAGACGATAATTATTATTTTAAAGTAGTTAATACTCTGTAATGGCTGAAAATTTAAATTTAAATAAACAAGTTTTTAATAAGAGAGCATATCTAAAAACTATAGATACTTCTTTTAGTGAATTGGGGGCTAAAACTCTCCAAGAAGAAATTTCATCCCAACCTACAGTTCAAGAGTTTTTTAATATGTACAATACTTTATTTTATAATATAAATGAATTAGGTCCTACCAATTCCCATGAGTATTTAATAAAAACAAGTCAAGAATATATAGGGTTTAAAGAAGATAATGAAATAATAAAATTACTTCAAGCCGAAATAGCAGGTTTAAGAAAAGAACTTTTAGAAACCCAAAAACAACTATCAGGCCTAGCTATAGAAGCAGCTTCAGTTTCTAGTGATGTTCCCAATGTAACTCTTCCAGAACCTGAAATTCCAGAACCAGTACCCGTAGAAGTTCCAACCCCATCAACTCCAACTACACCTGATCCACCAACAGATGAAGAGAGAGTAATTAATGACTTTAATAGATACCCAAAATCATCAGTAAAAAAGAGATCAGAAAGACTAGGATTAGATAAAAAATATATTAGAGGAATTAAAAAAGCAAATAATTTATAATGGCTCAAATCATCCCCATAGATCCCCTTACGTTTGAAGCTCAATCCTATTCACAAAAAGATGAAGGATTAATCTTAAAAACCTCATTTAATTCTAATTTAGATTTAACTGGATATATAGAGTTTTATTCTTATGATAATAATGAAGAATTATTAGATCAAAATATAAATTATAATAATTATAGAGTTGAAAATTCTGGAACATCTACTTCTCCTGACAATGTCCAAAGTATTATAATAGACCCTGCAAAAGATTTAGAAGTATTAGCTGGAGATGGAGGAGGAGAATATATAGGTTTTTATAATTTCTTAAATTTAGAAATAGGAAACCAAACCCAAGAACTTTATATAAGTGAAATCTCCTCAGACAGAACAGAAATTAGATTAGAAAGTAATGATCTTATTGATATAGATTTTGTAGAACAATCCGAAGATTTTATTGATAAAAGAGAAGAAAGTGAGTATTTTTTAGATTTCTATTTAAATTTTGGTAATAATATTTTAATTATAGCTAACAATTTAAAATTAGAAAATGAAGAGACTGATAACCCATCAATATTAGTTAAATTATATGAACCCTTACCTATAGGAATACAATTAAAATCTAAATTATTTATTGTAACTAAATTTAATGAATCTACAGCTTATAAAGCTATATTCCCTTCAGAACCTACTTTTGTTCAAGGGAGTAGGTTTATGAAAGGTCCTAACTTTGCTATTCCCGTAAAAAATCAAGTAAATAATTCTACTGAGAATCTATCTTATGATAATATTATATCTAATGCTCCTTCTAATTCTCAAAACCAAATCCAAAGCCTTCTTGAAGAAAAATCAATTAATTTAAGTGTAAATTATAATGATTTCTCGGATTTTATTAATTTTAGTTCTGCACAAACACGTATAGAAAATTTTTATTATAAAGTAGGTTTAATTGAGAATTATAATTCTGAAATAAATGCTCTAAACAATGTAACAGGTTCAACTACTAGTAAACAAATTATTTCTACTAAAATTTCTAATGTAACTAAAAATTTTGATCAGTTTGAATATTTTATGTATTATAGTAGTGGTTCTATGGTTTCATATCCTAAATCTACAACTACTCAACCTTACACTTTATATCCTACTACTAGTTCTCAAGTATTAACTTGGTTAGGTAGTGTGAATGAAAATAGTGGAAATTTCGGAGGTTTACTTTTATCAGCCTCTAATTATGATAATGAAAACCCAGACCAACTAAAAAAATCTATTCCAGAATATTTAAGAGAAGACCCAGCCAACCAACCATATGATTTATTTGTTGATATGGTTGCACAGTATTATGATAATATTTGGTTATACACAAAAGACATTACACAAAAATATAATGCAGATAATAGATTAGATTTTGGTATATCTAAAGATTTAGTATCTGATGCTATTAAAGATTTTGGTATAAAATTATATCAAAATAATTTTTCAAACAAAGAATTATACACAGCTTTTTTAGGAATTACTCCGGATGGATCATTATTTCCATTCCCAGAAATAACAGGATCATTACCTGCCCCTACAGGAATGGAATTTGTAGATACAATGATTTCGGCATCAAATGATGTAATATCAATGGATGATACTAATAAATCTTTATACAAAAGAATTTATCATAACATACCATACCTGCTCAAATCAAAAGGAACCCTTACTGGATTACGAGCATTAATAACTTCATATGGCATACCTGATACTATATTAAAAATATCTGAATTCGGCGGTAAAGATCAAGTTAACGCTAATGACTATGATTTATACTTTAATAATTTTAATTACGCATTTAATACTAAAGAAGGTAACAGTATTACAACCCCTTGGGGAGATACTTCTTTAGGAGTTGGTTTAAACAAATCTTGGATTCCTAATCCTAATTATAGCAGTAAAGATGCTGGAGCTAATACAGTTCAATTTAGATTTAAAGCTGAAAAGATTACATCAGGAACTATACCTTATGGTTTAAGTAACAAAAAACAAACTTTATGGACTTTAACTAGTGAAGGAAATTTAAAAAACTCTTCTCAATTATATTTGTCATATGAAAAATTTGGTTTAAATTCTGGTTCACTCGTTAATGCTAGTGGTTCATATGATGGATCAATATCAGACCCCGATTATAAAAATGGAAAATTAATATTTTTACCTGATACACAAGATAATACTAATTTTGCTGCTATAGAATTACCTTTTTTTGATGATGGTTGGTGGTCTGTTCAAGTTAAAAGAACTGGATTTGCCGATTTTGTATTATCTGCGGGAAATAAAATATATAATGGAAACACAGGAACATCACTAGGATTTTATGCTACATCAAGTATTACAATTACTAAACCCTTAGGCTGGGATTCTTCTTATTTTTCAAACTTTGCAAAAGATTTTAAAGAAGGAATTAATACTAACTTTCTTGGTTTTTCAGGTTTACTTCAAGAAATAAGATATTATACTACTCCAATTAGTGAAAGTGTATTTAAAGATTATATAATGAATCCTTTATCTTTTGAGGGTAATGGGATTAATAGTGCTCCTAATCAATTAATATTTAGAGCTGCTTTAGGAAGTGAATTATTAGAAAAATCAGCAGTAGTAAATTCATATGGTAATGCTATTTATGGTAGTAGCAACTATGGGAGTGCTTTTATTACAAGTTCATTTAATATAGATCGAATATCTACATCTTCTATCCATCCTAAAGTAACAGGATCTTGGGAAATAATAAATTCATTCCAAAGTCCCTCATCATCAAATTTTACTCTTAATTCTTCTAATTTTGTTAGTAATGTAGAATCTTTCTTTTTAGATCAACCTGCAGTAGGTATAAAAAATAGAATAACAGATAAAATAAGATCTGAAAATAGTACTATAGCTTCTGGAAATGTATTATCACCTATTAAAAGTTTATCCCAAAATACAGAAGCAAGTGCATCATATACTGATAATATAAATTATTTAGAAGTAGCATTTTCACCACAAAATCAAATTAATGATGATATTATAGGACAAATGGGTCATTTTAATATTGGTGATTATATAGGTGATCCTGCTCAACGATTTACAGGTAATAATTACCCAGATTTAAATAATTTAAGTGAAGATTATTTTAAAAAATATATTAAACAATATGATTTAACCGATTTTGTTAGACTAATAAAATTCTTTGATAATTCATTATTTAAAATGATAAAAGATTTTGTACCTGTGAGAACTAGTTTAGCATCAGGTTTAGTAATAAAACAACATTTACTAGAAAGAAATAAATACCCCCAACCCCAAGTATCCTACTCAGAAGAAGATTTAACTGGCTGTGTTAATTCTCATAAAGTATGGAATACTGCTTCTCAAGAAACTGAAATATCATGTTCTAAAATTGCAACTGTAGAAGGAGGTCCTGCAGGCATGTTTAACCCTTTTAATATTAATTATGAAGGTTTATCTACAGTTATTTCAGGAAGTAATACATTTAATTACCAGTGGGCTACTGTTGCATTTGATGCTGTGTCAGAAACTGGGTTAGGGGATGTTGCAAAATTAATTGTACATCAACCTGGATTTTTTACCAATACAAACATATTAAAATTTTTAGATTTTAGAGATACAACAAGTGAAAATAATCCTAATCTTTGGTTATCATTAAAATCAGTCCCAGCTATATTTCCTTTGTTTTATTTTAATACTTTAAATAATCATGTTAGTGTAGCAAGAGTCCAAAACATAGAAGATATAGGAGGTGGTAGTTTTAGAATTTCATTAGCTACAGGATATGGGTTTGCTTCATCAGTACCAGCAGGAAATAATGAAGATAAAAATGGTGGAGTATTTTCATTTCAATCTAGTTCACTAGGTGGGACAACTTTTTCAGAAACAATTCCTTTTACTTCAAGTATTACTAATTATACTTTTGAAACACCCCCTCAATTTAATGTGACTCAAAGTTGGGAAGTTACAGAACCTACTCTATCAGGTTCTATTACTTATATACACGATTCACAAGATGAATTTTATAATGGTGAATTAAGTGGTTCTACTTTAATAGTATCTAATGGAGAATTAAATGAAGGTGATGCTGAATTTAAAACTATTAATCCCAAGGGAGCAACTTATGGAATTAGATTTTATGATACTGGTTCGGGGTATAATTTTAATGATTTTATTAATCCCCTTAATAATCCTTACAACGGTTTTATACAAATGTGGTATCAAGAAAATGCCTCATTATCAACAATCCCAGCTGCTAACCCAGGTGGAGGAGCTGGTGGAGGTGGAAATACTAATATTTAAAAATATTTATAATTATGGCAGTAACAGACCCTACAGGAGGTAAAGTAATATATATTAAAGTAGCTAAAATAGATGCTAATGGGGTAGATTTAACTTCAACTTTAGATTCTTTATCTACTTTAGTTTTACCTTTTGGAAATACTAATGTTACTTTTAATATTTTAAATATAACATCTACCCCAAATTATTTTTTATACTATGTTTCTCCCCAAGGTTATAATAATATGATGACTCTTACAGGATCATTAGATACAGGGACTCCTTCTTATAATTCATCTTTTATCTCTAATACATCTTATCCTTAAAATATGGCAACAGCAACAGATCAAGGCGTAATAATACCATTAACAGTAGTTTCAGATCCTTTTAATTTAAAACCTTTAACTCAAGGTCTTTTAAAAGTAAATACGGTCCCACAAAAAAGTCTTTTTATTAATATAACTGGAAGTTTAAGTAATATAGTTATTTTTAATGAAATATCTAGACCTATGAGTGCTTCTCTTGTAGTTAGTTCTGCAACTGGAAATCCTACTAATAATATTTTAGCTCATGAGGTTTTATTTTCATCCATTACTGCGGGTAGTTTAACTGTTCTAAGTGCAAATGTAAGTATATCAATTACATCATCTTTTAATCTTAATGATCTAATTCTTTTAAGACTAGTAGGAAACCATGATAGTTTTACTACTAACAATATTATAAACCCTACATCATTTGATAGTGACTTATCTTTAAATATTTCCTCAACACCAAACCCATCTAATACAAATATGGTATTAGAACCTTATTTTGAAGGAATACCATTTATAGGTTCTAGTGCAGATGTTACATCAGGAAACATATTTAGAAATATACCAAACCCATTTTTACAAGACATTGATTATAATAGAGGTCCTATTCCTGTTAATAACCAAGCCTTAATATCAGGTTCAGCTGAAAGAGGAACAGTTCCTGAATCTTATTACACTTCATTAGCTCAAACTAATATTAGATACAGAGGATCTAAAATTCAATCAACAACAATAAATGAATATATTAATTCCTCAGGAAGTACAGATTTTGGGAATTCTTTTAATATAGGAAATTATGGAAAAACCCCATCAATTAATGTTTTTAATACAGGAATATTTGAATTTCAATGGGGGGGTGGTACCACACCTGAGATAATGGATTGGGGAGCATTTAAAATAGGAAAAATTTTACAAGTAAGTTCAAAAGATTTAGTTAAAACTATAAATCCTAGTGCAAATTTAAAAACAGTTCAAGTCCTTAGTAGATTAGACTTTAATAGCTCCGCTCAAATACCATCATCTCAACTTTCACAATCAATACCCCAAGTAAGAGGAGATTACTACCAAATTTTAAATTCAAGTAATCCTATTAATTCGGAAGTTTCAGTAGCTTTATATACTGGAGGAGGTTCATCTAATAACCCAACCTATCCCCCAACTGCTAAAATTTTAACAACAGAATTTGGTGTACCTACTAGATCTAGTTTTATGTATTTTACTGATGAAGCTACAGCAAGTGATACTTGGGCTAATGGTACTAGTGCTTTTCAAATGTATCAATCAGCAAATATTTTTAGAGTAACCTCAGATTACTCTCCAGGTTCTACAGTAAACCCAGTAGGAAATAGTACAGGTGATGGGATGGTAAATATAATACAAAGAGATATTAATGCAGGCGAAAGGTGGTTTTTTACTTTTTTTACAAATTTAGAAAATACTGGTACTTTTAATTCTAGTATTTTAGAACCTTACAATGGGGGTTATACTTCTAAAGATGAATTTGGAAATTATACTGATCCTTTTGGTTTTAAAGGAGTGTATGAAATATTAGGAGTTTGGGAACCTAATTCTTCCAGAACTAGATTTCAATTAGATAAACCAAATCTAGGGGGTTCTAAAAAAATAGGGGGAAATTCTTCAACTTCTTTAGGATTTCTTATGTGGAAAGCTAGAGCAGCAGGAAAAAATGAATTTATAATGGTTCAAGATAGTGTAACAGGCGGTGTAGGATATGGAGCACTTACTGGAAGATATTCACCTGAATATTTAACTCAAAACTTTGAAGCAATTACAAAAGAATATGGAAGTAACCAAACAGGTTAAAGATAATTTGGATTAAAAACAAACAATACACATATTTATAACATATAATTAAACACAAATGGGATATTTAAATAATCAAGTAGTAACAGTTGATGCTATTCTTACAAAAAAAGGTAGACAATTATTAGCTCAAAATGACGGTTCATTCAGAATAACACAATTTGCACTCGCAGATGATGAAATAGATTATACACTGTATAATCCAGAAAATAATCAGGGTTCAGCGTTTTATGGGGAAGCAATAGATAATATGCCTCTATTAGAAGCATTTGCAGATGAAAGCCAAATAATGAAATATAAATTAGCTACCCTACCAAGAGGTACTGCAGTCTTACCAGTATTAGATTTAGGTTATGCTTCTATATCTTTAAAACAAGGTGCTTCATTATCAATAACACCACAAACATTAAATTATTTAGGTAATGCCTCAGCATTTGAAACATCAGGATATTCTGTTACTATAGCAGATGTTAGAACAATGGCTACTTTTAATGGGATAGGAATTCAATCAGAAGCTGCCCAATCTTCAAATACTACTTCCACAACCACATTAGGAACAAATGTATCATCTACAGTAATAGGAACTCAAATTAATTTAAGAGGAACTACAGTAAATACTTTATTTGGTTCAAATTCACAAATATCAACAACATTAACAGTAGTAGGTTTAGACAGTGGAGCTAGAATAACAATACCTGTTACCATAACACAAACAACAGCAAATTCATAAGATATGGGATTTAAAAGATTAGACGCTCAAGATTTTGTAGTTAGTGCTGATGCAGTACAATCTACAGCATGGTCAACAGATACACCTACACTAACAAGTTTTTTTACATCATCTGTACAAAAATCAGGAACATCTGGGAATTATTATTTAAGTGCATTTCAAGTAACACCAACAGATGATGCAGCCGCTGTACAATTTGATATAGCATATGGAAATATGTTAGGTAGTGGTAGTAGCTATTTTAACTCTGCATACCCAGACCGAACACCTTCATCTACAATATATGGACAATATAGATCAATGATATTAGAAGATGAAAATTCTAGCTTTCAGTATGGTGATGGTACTAATATTTACACTCCTAATGATTTTTGGGCTTTATCAATAGATAGAGCTAGATACAAACAAGAAATTTTTTCTTCAACATTTAATCTTACTCTTACAGGTGCAGGAGGAACATTAAATCTAACCAGCAATATCTTAGATACATCAATAAATACTTTTTTAGGTTCATCCCAGGTTTATCAAATAGTATCAGGATCAAATGGTAGTGCAATAGCAGGAGGAGGATTTGTAACCAATTCAGGTTCTTATGGTTTATTATTTCCCCAATTAGGAACTATTTTATTAAACCCCGCAGCAATTAATCAAAGTATAGGAGTTAATTCTGATCAAAGTTCTAATTTAACTAACGGTGAAAATAATATAACTTTATTTGAATCTTTAAGTTCATTTACTTTAAATGCCCAAGAAACTATCACTTCAGATTATGTTTTTATAAGATCTAGAAATTCAGAATTTAATTACTCTACTAATCCTTCATTTATATCAGGTTCCACTGGTGAAGTAGTATTTGAAAGTTTTATTAATAACCCTCAAACATATATTACTACAGTAGGAATGTATAATGACAAAAATGATTTGATAGCAGTAGCAAAACTTTCAAGACCTTTACAAAAAGATTTTACAAAAGAAAGTTTAATAAGAGTCAAATTAGATTTTTAGGATGAATGAGTGTTTTCAAGTCATTAACTACGTCGGATGTTATAGTAACTCCATTTAAAGTAAATAAAAGTTTTTCTTTTCAAGGAGCAAACACTTATGAAGAACTTAATGTAGGTATAGATAGGTTTATGGGAAGGAATATTCCATATATTTCTGGATCAAATACAACAGGAAATATAAAAACCCAATCCCAAGCTTTAATATATAATTCAATTAAACAATTATATTACACTAATTTCTTATCAGGTAGTAATGGTTCTCCTGCTAATTTACCTTTTACTAATACTGATGGTACTATTACAATTCAAGGTGGAAGCGGATCTTATCAACCTATGTATGAAAATTATCTACCTAACACATTATTAGCAAATAGATTTTTCCCAACAGGTTCTAGTGAAGAAATAGGAGTAATATCAATACCTTCAAATTTATTTGGGGAATATATTAAACCTGGAAGCTTTGAATTTAAATTTTTTCAAGATACAGAGGTTCTTACTTTAACTGATAATAGTGAAGGTAAAATATTTTTAAATACTCAAGAAGTTGGAGACATAATTTATCAACATGGTAATATTATAATTACAGACTTTCAAAATATAAGTATCCCTTCCTTAACCCAGTCTGGAAATACTACTTGTTCTTTTCAAAGCACAATGACAATATATGAATCTCAGTATAAATGTACTTTAAATCCAAATGAATTTACATATACCCAAAACCCATCTGCTATTTCAGGTAGTGCAAATAGTGGGGTAGTTTATGATTTTTTAACGGGTTCATATTTTCAACCTTATGTAACAACAGTAGGATTATACAATGGAGCAAATCAATTAGTAGCCGTGGGAAAATTATCACAACCTTTACAAAGTTCTAATGTTACTGATACTACTATATTAGTTAACTTAGATTTATAATATTTATAGACATGGCAAAACAATTATCAAAATCAGGAATAGCAACAGGACAAACTATAAAAGCTTCAGAAGTTTCTCAATCTATAGACGCTCTTACAGGAGCAGATGACTACGACATTACAATATCTGGTTCATTAACTATAACTGGATCTACAAGTATAGATGGAGATGTATTTATTAACCCAACATCTGCTACCACAGGAACTTCTGTACTAACTATTAATCCAACTACAGGCAAAATATTTAGAACAGGTTCATATTCTAGTGGAGGTAGTGGACCAACCCCAAGTTTAGAAGCAGTAACTACAGCAGGAAACACAACTTCCAATAGTATTACAACAGGTCGTATAACTTCAACAGGACAAATTAGTGCAAGTGGAAATTTATTTGCTAATGTAGATGACAGTTCCTTAGTATTTGGAGCCCCATTATTTAAATTAGTAACATATGATACAGCTACAGGACGATTTTATAGAACAGGTTCATTTTCTTCCGTATTAGTTTCTAGTGGTAGTAAATTTAATGTTGGTGAGGATGAAATTGTTTATGATGATGGTAATGGTGGTGAAGGTGTTGGAATAAAAGGAACAGGTTCTAAAACTGTTGAAATCACCGATAAAGATGGAAATGGTGGAAAATTAGATCTTAGTGGGGGTGATGGTAATGGAGAAGTAGTGATAGGTAAAGGGGGTGCGATTCAAGGTGATACTGGTAAAGGTAAAATTTCACCTGTAATGGATAATAATATTCAAGAAGATGGACATTTTCAAGTACTTAAAAATAATGGAACTAAAGGACAAATTAGTGCCAATGTAAGAGCAGGAACTAATACTACAATAATAGATGATAGCATTGTTTTATCAGAACCAACTGGACAGATTATTACAACAGGTAGTGTAACAACCTTATCTAACTTTGTAGGTGGTGGATTAGAATTAATCCCAACAGCAGGAGGGAATGGTGGAAATATAACTGTAACTAATGTAGGTGGAGGTAATACTGGTCTTGTTCATATAAATGCATCAGGTAGTATAACAGCCTCAGGTGCTATTAGTGCAAGTGGTGATATATATGCTACTACAGGTTCATTTGGATCTCTATTTAATCATTCTGGACAAAATTTAACATTTAATGGAAATGGTGATGATGCCTCATTTAAGTCATTTGGTGTTGTTACATTTGAAAGCTCAAGCGTAGATATTAGAGGAGGAAATCTAAATGTTGGAGCTGGTGGTAATGTTGAAATTGATAGTATTGTAGTATCACTTCCAAATCTCCCTACTATTGACCCAGGAGTAGCTGGTAGGGTATGGCGTGATGGAACTGATTTAAAAATATCTGTGGGATAATTACAGTAAAATCTTAGTATTAACTAAAACAAATATATGGAATGGATAGGACTCAAAGGAGAACCAATATCAACCATCACAGATTTCCCAGATAACACATTCGGATTCGTTTATAGAATAGTACATAAACCTACGGGCAAAGCCTATATAGGTAAAAAAGTATTATACTTTAATCGAAAAGTTAAATTAACTAAAAAAGATTTAGCTTTATATGAAGGTGTAGTAGGCAGGAAACCATCTTATAAACTAGTAATAAAAGAATCAAACTGGTTAGATTATTGGGGTTCAAATAAATTACTTAAAGAAGTAATGGACTTAGAGCCAATAGAAAATTTCGAACGTCATATTGTTAAAACGGCACCAAATAAAAAACTATTAACATACTACGAAACACAAATGCAATTCGTACATCAGGTATTAGAAAAACCCGATGAATATTTTAATGATAATGTATTAGGAAAGTTTTACACAAAGGACTTTGAATTATAAAATATAGTTCGTATATTA